AAAGTGGGTCTATCGAAGAAGATAGCGACGTTGTGATTGCTCTTTCGAGGAGAGATACTTACGACGAATACGATCGACCGGGGGAAGCACTCGTCGAAATCTTAAAAAACAGACACGGGCCTGTTGGAAAACTCCGCCTCAATTTCGATAAAGAAACCATGAGGTTCAATGAAATTGAAAGATAAGAAAAAGCCTTCTGGCTGGCTTGAGAGGGCTATTATCAATTTGGTCAAGGTGAAGCTTCAAGAGAAAATCTTAGCCTGGGAAAAAGCGAAGACCAAAAAAGTGTAGCACAAAATTCTGACTTAAGCATACCCTCCTTGATTTGGCAAACCCATCTCAAGGAGATTGTATGTCTAGGGCCTTGGCTTTCCTCCTGTGTCTTTTTTTCCCACTCTTCGCTGTCGCTTTCGAGCCTCACGACCAAACCCTCCAAAGAGACTATGTGATTACATGGCATATTTCCGAACACCCAGGTGGGATATACAGCGTCTACATGTTGTCGCCCCCAGCCTTCAAATGTTTCGATTTCGCAATTTATAGGAAATTCAAAAAACGTATATCTAAGAAAAATGTAATGTAATTAACAAAAAAGACTTTAAGAAAAGTTGTGTTAAACATTGTATAAACAGGGAAAAGAAATGAGCGGACAATTTGAATATGTGTCAACAGCTGATTTGATGGATGAGATTCACGGCCTTATGATTAAGGCTCGTGAAGAACAGATTAGGGAGGGAGATCAAGTGGAAGAGGACGAGCGGGTTTTTTACCTGCAGTCTAGAGACGAGCTCTACCCTTTGTGTCTCATTAAATCTAGAAAGTGAGCTGCAAAAAAGCTTGCATCCCATTAATGAGATGCAAGCCAAGTAGGCGGGGGCTTTCTCCTAGCCCCCTTTCTTTCAGTTCTTGTTCCCCACGGTTTGCTGTATGTTTATGGGGATTGGGAGTGAGAGGATTAGCTCGTCCATGTCTATACCAAGATCTGGATCGGGTAGTGGGATGATTTCAGGAGAGGGCACATACTCAAAGGGCGAAACTTCTCTTACCGGGTCCATGGTTTTAAACTCCTAACGCTTTGTTGTAGTCTCTGGATTGCACAATCTTGACCTCATGCCCTAACGCCTCAAGCCAATCGAAAACTCTCTCAGCCATAGTTTCGCTAAGGACACACGACTGCCCATTTGGCCTTAGAAACTCGAGGAGTTCAAAGGCGACTGGGTTGACGGGCTCGTAATATACTGAGCCCATATGAGTATACTCTTGACTGAATTTTATTGGTTCCATTTTTTTCTCCAAGTTTATTGTTGTCATAGCATGTTCAGGGATTTTTGTTATTGCATTTCTCTAACTTCGTTTTTCCAATCGTCAAATACTGACCACCCTCCCTCCCCTAAATTAGCCTTACAGTCGCCGTAGCAATACGATCCGCACCGATCGCACCAACCAAATCCCCTTGATATCTCTTTTTCTTCGTTCTCTTTTCTATTTTTTTCCCGAAGTTTGTTTTTTTCGTTTTCTAGATAATCACAGACTCGATTTAAAAAAATAGAATATGACTCCTTGTCAGGATATGTTTCCGTCTCTCGTCCAGTAACTGGATCTAAATATTGACCTTGATAGATACGCTGTCCGTTCGTCAAGTCTTTGTAGCTGACATCGGCTAATGAGTCCCAAAGATAATGACCGTCTGATAGCGTCCTTGCTCTACCGTTGATATCTGGGGTCATCTTAAGATCATCCATTTTTTCTCCTTTTGCCTTTTGCCTTATGGCTGTTTTGATTGCATATCAACAATACAACAGGTTAGCGATTTAACACAACACCATTTCTCGCGTATCTAGGAAAAAAAGAAATCCTTGACATAATTCCATAAACCTATATCATCACAAATATAACCTGAGGATATAGTATGAACAAGAAAGGCGCAGGACGTCCTAAGAAAGAACTTGATGAAGAACAAATAAGGGAGCTAGCGCAGATTCAGTGCACAGACATCGAGATCGCAGCTGTGATGCGCGTAAGCGTTGATACAATACAGAGAAATTATGCGGTCCTGGTAAAAGAGGGCCGTGAGCTGGGCAAGAAGTCACTTCGGCGTGCTCAATTCCAGAAAGCCCTAGAGGGCAATCCTGCAATGCTCATATGGCTTGGCAAGTTTTATCTAAGCCAGAAGGAAGAGATCACGCTCAATGCTGGCTCTGAGCCAGAGGTAAGGGCACTTCTGGAGCGGTGGGAAGTAACGGCTAAGAAGAGGAGTGACTTTTCAAAGGTCGGGAAGCCTGATAAGCCAACCGATGCTGTTACTGCGTAAGATTTTGCCCGTCTACCATGCGTAGAATGGGTTTGGGGCCCGTCTGGTATAGGCTGCCAGTCTAATCCTCATTTCGTGTCTTGTCTTAATCTGTTGACGTAGTCAAGAAAATCATCATAAGGTGGATCAGGAAGATCCATCCAATGGGTCACTTTTGAATTAAAAAATATATCTGTTCTGAACCCAACCGGTAGCAGTCTATCTATTGCACAATATCCTTCGTATTTTTCAAAAGTAGTATTTTCTCCTCCGAAACTAATACAGTACACCAAAACGTCAACCATTGGTTCAGGCAGTCTGTCTGTTACATCAATCCATTCAATTTTTTTCATCATGTCCAAGAAAACATCATTTCGTGTGCATGATCCTACTCCCATGTCCAAAAAATGTATACGAAAACAAATATTTGACAAAATCCTCGTCTTCATATATCAAACAAATTATTGGATTAAAATACATCGTTGACGGTCGTTAGCGTCTTTAATCCAACAAATAGCGTAGTGGAGCATCGCAAGCTCAAGGAATGTTTGATGACTGAAGAAGAAAATCAGAGCGTTACAGAGGGCGTCGCTCAGCCTACTGAATCAGAACAACAACAGGACGTTCGACAAGAAGCCGTCCAGGAGCCTCAAGGTCGCCCGATCAGTGACCAGGAGTATAACTGGGCCGAGACTCGTCGAAAAATGCAAGAGTTAGAACGTAAGGCTCATGACCAAGAAGAACTGATAGCAAGAATGCAGCAGCAGCAGGCGCAACCTATCGAAGAGGACGACCTAGCAAAACTCTCGGATGACGATATCGTCACAGCAAAGCAAGCCAGAGCGCTTGCACAGCGTATGGCGAGGCAGGTCGCTGAGGACGCGATCAGAGAGAGGGAAGCTTCTACTGTTGATGAACGATTGAAGAACAGGTTTCCTGATTATGAGAACGTTGTAACAAGAGAAAATATTGACCTATTGAAAACACAAGATCCAGAACTTGCACAGTCTTTATATGCCTTGGCTCATGACCCGTATGCGCAAGCCGTTGCAGCCTATAAATTGCTTAAAAGAACAGGGATAGGAGATATGGCTAAAAACCAACCTTCAAAAGCAAAAGCTTTAGAAAATTCCAAAAAGCCTGTTTCAGTCCAGTCGGTGACGAAATCAAGCGCTATAGGCGAGGTTCATAAGTTCGAAAATGGCCTGACACCTGAGTTACGAAAGCAGCTCTATAAAGAAATGCAGGACAGTATCAAGGCTGGGTAAGACTGGGTCTTTTTTTTATTTGGAATTAAAATAATTTATGAGCGTAACTACGACAAGTTCGTTACCCGCGCCCATCCAACAGAGTTTTTCATTTAAACTCTTGTCGGTGCCGGTGCCATACATGATCCACAAAATTCCTGCAGAGCTTAAGGCTATGCCAAGGAATGGTGGTACAACTTTAAGATTTAGACGTTACAATCCATTGGCCACTGCCCCAGTGCCTCTTGGAAATTCTGGTGTAACAGTAGCTCCACAGGTACTTTCGTCTTTGAATATTGATGCCAAGATGGATTTTTACGGTACTTATATTCTTTTGAATGAACAAGTAACTTTACAAAACCAAGACCCTAAGATGTATGGGGTCTATAAACCGACACTGATTGACTTGGAACTCCTCGCAGCGTAGGCTGGGGACAACAAGGGGCAAGTATGGAATGTAATAAGTGTAAAAAGTTTCTCCCTCCGGGAGCAGGAAACAATTATTTTTTAGAATATACTCTGTGTGATCAATGCAGTCATGAGTTCGCCAGATTAAATAACAAAAAAATTCTAGATCTTATAAAAAATTTCATACAGCCTGAACGACTAAGTGTGTTGGACCTGAAAAGGTGTGCGATAGTCTGAACAGCAGCTATATATAAAACTGCTGAGGATGGTCCGAAGAGGCTGTCCCGCCTAAGTTAACTTAGGTCATAAAAGTAACAGAATGGTATTAAACGAGGCCGCCCAAAGATTAGGCGTGTCCTTAAGACAAACCGAAGACCAGCTGATGAGAGACATGCTCCAATCAACTGCGACCTTCGTGAATGCTGTGGGGGGATCTGATGGAGATAATCCAACAGAGATCTCACGCACAGACATAGACTTTGTAGTTAGAACTTTACGTGGAAATAACGCGTATAGCTTCATAACTGGGATTGAGGGCGAGAACCGTTTCGGTTGCGCACCAGTTCGCGATGCGTATTTTGGTCTTGGTCACACTGACCTTATCGGTCAATTGGACAATATCAATGGGTTTATTCAAAAATGGAATTACCCAAATCAACAAAGTACTTTAGATGCCGAATGGGGGTCTGTTGCAAACTTAAGATTTTTATTGTCTTCAGTTGGCTCAGTAACTCCATCAGCTTCTGCGATGGGTGCGAATGTCTACAACATATTTTGCTGCGGGCGCGAGTCCTTTGCAGCAGTAGAGCAAGACGGGTATTCGGCTCAGTTCATTTACCGACCACCCATCTACGACGGACCACTGGCTCTCAACGCTAGTGTAGGGTACAAGTTCGCTGAGGTCCCACGTATCCTCAACGATCAATGGCTTCTAAATCTTCGCTGCACGTTGGCATAAGGAGGAAAAAATATGAGTACACCTATTCATGCTCAAGTGGCGGGTACGTTTTCAACGTCAGCTACTTTAGCTCCAGTTGCTATCTCGATTCCTTCGGGGTACAACGATATTGAGTTAATTAACCTTACTGACATAATGGCGGTGACTAATACTCCCGCCGCTATCGTCAAGGCATTTGGTAATTCCTCGATGCCTAATCATAGTGCCATCACCCTTTCGGGAACCGGCGCGGGTTATGGACTCAATACGGCCGCTAATATCACGTCTGGTTTCTCATTTGTGCCAGATAGCGGAAATCAAACTCCAGGGGCTGCGACTGCAGCTGGCACTGGGATAACCGCAGCAACTCCTGCTGTTATCACATCGGCTTCTACGGCCGGTGTCGGTGATATCATGAGAGTCTACAGCACAACTGGGATGCTGCAGATTGCTGGTTGGGATTTCACCAACACAACCGCAGCTGGCGCGACACAAACAATCACAAACCTGCCAGCTGGTGGCGGGGTAGGAGAACTGGCCTTTGCAGCTCCAGCAACTTCGGTGATTGCGAGGATAATTCCTTTCAATCCTCGATACTACCCCGTAACTCGAAGGATTACGAACATAGGATTGGGCGTCACAACCACAATTCTGATGAACGTAACCCATCAATTTACTGTTGGACAGCTAGTCCGCCTTAAGATACCCGCTCAGTATGGGACCATTCAACTCAATGGGTTGACAGGAACCATTACAGCTATCGGGACTGCCTTAACCGGCAGTACGAACACTATTACGCTCAACATCAATAGTGTTGGCATGACGGCGTTCACGTTCCCGACGAGTGCTGTTGCGGCTCTTGGTGTAGATGTCCCAGAAGTAGTTCCTGTAGGGGAAGCAGCCACAGCTCCTTATGCGAACTTTCTTGATGATGCTACAACCAACGTCTCTGCGACAGGTGTCCTGATTGACACTGGGATGCTAGTTGCGTCGAAGAACTATTCATGGATAGCTCGAAAGGGGCAATCCATCTAGTTTAAAGCCTTAAAATGGCA